GGTGTTTTAGAACGTAAGAAAATGCAAAAGATAATAAATCTTAATCCATTTGTTCAAGATATAAAACAGGCTATAGATAATCAGAGAAAGGACGAAAAGGTTAAAATACAAGAACGCGTCAAAAAGTTATTCTCTAAAAAATAATTAAATTAATATTATCCATCCATTTTTATACATAATATACAATTTCATGTATAAAAAGAGGTTTATTTAATGTCTTCCAATGCGTGTAGGATTAACACGTCCAAATGCGGATGAAACAGATGGTATTACTTCACGAGAATCGTGATCCATAGAATCAGATCGTGTAGTCATGGGAGTGGAAACAGATATACCACTCATGGGAGGTGACCTAGGATCAAATAACAGCGATTCGAGCATACCACGTGGTTGAATAAGTGCAGGTCTAGATACGCGCTCAAAACGAGTTACGTTCGCACGTAAAAGATCGCGTTTTTGCTGTACAATTTCATGTCTTAACGACTCGTTATCTTCAAGTAAACTATAATATTCATTTGTTAAATCAATTAAATAACTATCGCGAGCAAAATCTTCACCGGTTAAATATAACTTTTTCAAATTATCACACATTTCCAAATATACTCCTTCGGGTAAAGATTCCTTATGTTCGTCCAAAAGTGACATTGTTCTACGTATTGGGTTATTAGTTATTGTCGTCATTTATTATTATATATTAAAATATTCTATTTTCTAAACATCGTTATTGTCAATTTTATTAAAAGTGGGTATTTATATCATACCATCGTCCTCATCTGCCATATCCGCCCATGACTTTTTTTCGGGTTCAACACTCATAGTAGAATGTGTATTTGAAGTAATATTACTTTCGTTTTCCTCTTCCTCAATAGCAATCCTTAATCGTTCTTCCAATGTTTTACCATCAACAATAGTTCCAGTAAATTCGTGATCTGGTAAAGTTGGATCGAATATATCACCGTGTGACTCACACAGAGAACACGGCTCCTTTGGTACTTCACCTGGTTCGTGATTATGCATAGGTGGTGGGTCTTTAGTTTTTTTACCACTCGACTTTTTACCCCTTTTTACCACTTTTTTACCATTCGATTTTTCGTTCATGTCTCCAGTTTTACTAACCTCATTAACCACGGGTTTATCCGAATCTTTTTTGTTCTGCATTCTTTTATGCATTACACACATAGTTTCACCGCCATAAACAAATCGAGTACACCGTGTACCTTTAGTCGTAAAACACGAACACTGAACTCGAGTAGATTCATCACGGGGTTTCTTTTTTACACCACTTTTTGGATTTTCAAGTTTTTCAAGCTTCTCTTTCATACTCTCAAGCAATATATTAGTCTTAACAGATTCTTCTTTCAAAATATTTACTTCATTGGTTAAGTGAGTAATTAATTTTGACGATTCAGAATCTCTTCGCGCAGACTCCTCCATAAATTTTAAAAGCATTTGTTTCATTTCATTTGTAGTATTACCAACGTATTCCATTAAGACGTTATTATCACGAATGACGTCGATATTTTTATTAGTAGATACACTCGTCATTTTTATTATAATAATTATTTTTTACTTTATATAGTATTAACTTAGGTTTTCTTTAATCACTACTAATACTACCATCAACAGTAGTATCACCACTGCAATCAGTTATATCTTGTTTTGATGCAGAAAGAAGAAAGTCTAAAGATTTAGCAGTACAGGCATCGTCGATCTGAGTATAAGTTTGAATTTTTAATGTTTTATCATTATTAAAATCAACCATCATAAATTTATCCTTATTACCGTTTCCTAATTGCCTTAATCGTATATATTTGTCTTCGCTACCAGCAACAACTTCAAATTTATATGGATCATCAAAGTCGGTATTATCATCTACCTTTACAATTTTTATGAGCCCTGCACTGTCACGCTTAAGAAAATGCTTGTCTCCAGCAGTAACATCTTCACTAGCGGCCGCATCAAGGTTCACTTTTAAACGAACCGTACTATTAGCCGCACTTTCACCTTCGGGTAATAAAACAACTTTACCTTCTTTTTTATCTTTACTAATAAGTTTAATCATATCTTTTTTAATTGCATTGTTATACAGGTAATATTCAGTTTCAGTTATAGTTGCATCTATCTCCGCAGTACCGGTTGTAGGTCTATAAGTAAATGTCTTAGCAGATAATAAATCTTTTGTTGCTGAAAGCATATCGACCGTAACCGTATAAGATGGTACATCGTCACCCGTTAATCTAACTTCATTGCTATCTTTGTCAACATAGTAAACGTGAATCATGTTTTTACCAACGGCGCTAAACTTTTTATCGGTAGCGACATCGTTTCCATTAGCATCTTTATTAGCTTGAAATGTATGAGTAAGACCAGATTCATATTGGGTAAAATATTTAGCATTCTCAGAGGCAGCTTTTTGTATTGTATGTCTCATTCTTTCCACGTTTTTCGTTTTAGTTTCGTCAGTTTCGTCAGTTACTTCCTGTTCCCATTTAATTATAATTTTCGAAATCTCATCCCAACCACCACCGTTATTCCACGTTAATTTTAATTTAATGTTCTTAGAAAGCTCCTTATCATCGAAATTACCTTCATTTGCGTACCCCTCACTCGTTTGAATCATATACGATTCAGTTTTAGTATTTTCAACTGTATTATCAGATTTATCCGGGGTTTGTGTAGCCTGTAAATCATTGACCTCAATGGTTGGTCCGACAGTGGTATCACTGGGTGAGGAAGAGGAATCAGTTCCTTTTTTTCTCATAATCAAAAACAGAATAAAAATAATAACAACAAGTGCCACGCCACCGTAAATATATTTTCTTTCCATGTTTATTTATATTATACATTTTTATTTTTATTTTCAAACATGTTTACCTCGATCAAAAGTAAAAATGTGTGAATTATTAATTTAAACTACACACTTGATAAGTTCAGTTTGACTTTCATTTTCTGATAACAAAATATCCATGGATTGATAATTACATTTATATGTAAGACCAGTCATGGTCGCTATATTTTGAATTACAAATTTGTGATTAGCCGATTCCGTATCTCGCGTATCGTACATTAAGAATTCGCCTTCGTTACCCGCAGGTCTAAGACGTATATAATCAGTTTTTGAACCTTCCAGTATTTCCCATACTATAGATTTAGTTTCGTCTTCCAAAAGACTAACTTCGCGCGGTAAAGTAGTACTATCGGGATCAACGTACCCAAGAAATTTATCCTTAATATCATCTGTACCGTCACCTTTTCTCACAATTTTAAATTGTGAATTATCACCGTTTCGTGTAGCAGGTACAAGTCTAACCCTATGGTACTCATCGTCAGTACCAATAACATCATCACCAAGCAAATCTTCTAGTTTACCGGCACCGTCAAAAAACATATAGTACCCTTTATTTACAAAGTCTTGACTAATTTCAGTTGTCTTACCTTGATCCTTCGAAAGAGATGGTTCTAACAAAACGACTTTCTTTTCTTGTAACCCAAGCGTTTCTTCCAATTCTTTTTCATCAATTGGTATAGGAGCTATATCCTTAGGTGTTAATTCCATTTCAACACCCGTAATTTTTTGTTTATAAAATAGTTTTACTTTATTTTCACCAACGGCATTGATACCTTCACTATCTTTACCACTAAAAACAATTTTACTAACCGCGTTCTCTTTGAACATTTTTGGTTCGTCCGTTTTCTTAATAGTCTTTTCCTGTTTCTTTACATCGTCTATGTACCGACGAGCAATAATTTCATCTATATCTAAACCGTCTTGTGTATTTTCAAACTTTATACCGACATCAACATTTTTAGATAAGGCTGTATAGTCATCAGTTTTAACAGCACCCGATCGTCCTGAAGCTTCGGCGGGATTAAAAGTTTCGATAAGATTCATTGGTATTATTTCAGCTGTAAATTCACCACGGTTTTTATAAAAATATGCACCGGCGATTACAAGTGAAAGTAAACAACAACACATCATAAGAATCAAAAACATCTTGTACTATTATTACTAATTATTTTAATTTCATCTTCCTCCTCTTGTTCGTGGTGGTGGCGGTGGTGGCGGTAGTGCTAGCGAAGAGGAATCATCGTCATCGTCATCACGAACAATTTCTTCTGCTTTTCCATTGGTATTAATATCAATGATTGGTTCCGGTGATTCCTGAGTAACCCAAGTCGCAGCGTTACAATCACTGTCTAAATGTCTTACAGAGTATCGAGTTTTGATCCGAAAATAAAGTACAAAAAAGAATTTTCTAGGGTCGTTACGTACAGGTTTACACAGTGATGATGACTTATTACTCCTACAATACCTTTCAATACCCACCGACTGAGGGTTCGTTTTTAAAACTTCATATGGTTTCACTAATATGTGTGTAATTCGCGCGTCATCGAGCCGGAACCAAGGTTGCCGATCGCCAGTATCGTCATATATCTCTTCGGTAGTTAAATTCTTATCATTACCCCGATAACCCCAATATTCACTATTGAACTCTTTCGTTTTTATCACGCCGTTTACTAAATCTAGTATTTTTTGTTTATATTTTTCCAATAATGCTTTGTCATTTTTTAAAGCATTTCTCGCTTTGGCCATGGTGTCAAATGTATCCTCATTTTCGCTACTAACCATGTAATAATTTTGGTCTTTGTCACGAAATGCCGCGTCCAGTTCTTCCTTTGTAGTACCTCTTCTACCGGTAGTACTATTTACACAGCTTTCCAACCCACAGTTAGAAGAACTCGACCAATCTAACAAACAACGACCTTTTATAGTTTTAATTTCTAACGGGTGTGTACTCGTCTTTAATATGTCTTCTTCGTTATAGACTTTATCCTTATATATTAGTTTAATAACATAATTGTATGTCCCGAGCGAAGATTCTTCGTGAGACCATGTAAATGAAGTTTCTCCTACCTTCAATTCTTTTGTTTTTAAAACAGTTCCATCTTCGCGTTCAATTTGTAAACTATACTTATCGTTCGCGTTAGTAATGTCTGTGATTTTAAAGGTAACCTTTTTATCTAGAAAACTCACATCTTCAGTAAATGTTGGTGCAGGTAGTGGTTGTGTATTTGGCATCACGTTTTCACAAACATCTCCTAATCGCGCGTCTCGCCCAAAAGCGTGTATAGTCATATACTCAATTTCATCGTCAATTGGACCTATACGTTCATTATTTTTTAAAATAGTACTGGGGGGTGAATTAGAATCGTTATATTGCTTTGCGGTTTCGGATGTATTATCTTTATCAACAAATCTTACCATCGAATGACAATATTGTTTTACTGGTGGGTCACTGGTGCCCCTATTAGTATTAGCAAGACTATAAACCATTGCACGACCCGTATTTTCTTTTCTATTATAAAACGGTGTATATCCAGGTACCCCAATCGCTATCTGATTACCAGCACTATCTACATCCACAGATGTACCGAACCTAGATTTTGTTTCTATAGATTCAGCTTGTCCAAGTACATCTTGATACATTTGATCTAATCTCCATTGACCTGTCTCCGCGTTACGAGAATATGTTATAACTCTACCTGTATAATTTCTACCAGAAGTAAACGACGCCTCATCTCCTTCAAAACTTCGATTGTTATATACCATCGTATTCGGTGCACCGACAACCAATTTACCATCGTCAATAGAAACCGAACTACCAAACATCATGTTACTACCACCCATCCATCTATCCTCATCATCACTGCCCCATTTAACATTAGCATAATCTTCAGCGTTGTATTCATTCGCATTTGTTTTTATCACAGGTCTAGAATCATACCCGGGTTTTCCAGTTTGAGATGGTAACCCACGTCCAAGATCGTACCTTGTTAGATTCGGTTCTGATTGGGAATTTATAAATGGTAAAATAAAACTCTGTGCCCATTTACCCTTAGACTCCTCCGTATCTTTTAATTTATCAAAAATATATACACATCCCACATTTTCGAGCTTCTGATTAGATTTAGATATACTTTTACCCGGAGCACCTATAGCCATTACATCGTTACTAAAAGACACACTTGCACCAAATCTATCACCTTTTTCGAGAGATATACTAAAAGTATAGTTATCATCATAAACATCATTTTCTTTTGGTGTTATAATTTTTCCGCTACCCCAATCGTAACTATTTCTTGGGTTCATGTAATAAATAAAAGCCGCACCCTTACCTTCATTGTAATCCGGAGCACCTATAAGTACTTTACCTTCAGATATGGAAACAGAGGCTCCAAACTCAGAATAATCGGCCCCCAAAATCTTTTTTATTTTAACAAATTTTTTTCCGGTTCTAGATTTTTTAAATATATAAACATCATTTTTCGACAATAGGTGTCTGTGGGTTTTTGTAGAACCTACTGCTGCAAGAACAGATCCATCATTTTGAACGCAAATCGAAACACTCGCCCCAAAACCGCCTTCTCCAGTACCGTAAAATGGTTTACCACCCATGTGCTCATCAATTACTAGATCAGGAAAATACTCAATTTCATTATACTTATTAACGTGAAGAAACATAACCGAACCGCGTCCGCGAGAAGTATATGTCCGAATGCTTTCGTAGTCTGGGGTCATCTCGCCTGTCTTGGGATCATCAAACCTATCAACTACTTTTCTTTTAAAATCATATAAAATTTGGTTTTGTTTTTCTTCCGGTTTTAAATTTTCGAAACTAATAACATATTCGCCGTTTACGTCTTCAACCATCGGTGATCCTCCCATGTCTAAATAATATATGTCTCTGGCTGTATCCACACCGGATGGGATAACCAGTGGTGGTCCTTCTATGTCTATATTTCTTATAAACCCATCACGATGTTTCCATAATCTATCACCGTTCGCATTTTTATAACCACTATACTTATTATCATTGTATTGAGATCTGTATGTGTCATACATACTATCCATGTCCCATGGCAAAATTCCATAAAAAGCCATTTTCCAAGGGTCTCCTAATTTCTCTTCGTCTGTGAAATCCGTTCTATCTTTATCTATAACCTCATCGTAATCTCCATCTAAATATCTAACTCCGAACTTATCTGCGTATATTTTTCTACCATTCTCATCTTTATACCCAAATAAAATAGTTTGTTTTTTACCAACATTATGTCTACTAAATGCATCGTCACCACCACCAGATCTCATCGGAGAGCTTATAATAGCTTCCCAAGGTGATTCTTTCTCAGCATCAGTAAACTCTGTTTTATATTTTTTATCACTATAAAACATCGATTCGGTAATACCGTCGACATTTTCAATAGCCCATTCAATAACATCTTTTCCGGGTTTACGGGAGCTAATGTAATAATCCCGATCACCCGGAGATGTTATCGCTATGTAACCCTTATCAATCGAAACAGCTGTTCCAGTTTTATCACTATTATTACCACCTCTAATTATATCAATATTGTACCACTCACCATCTTTACTATCTCTTTTCATTATAAAAGCAGCACCAGAATTCTCCCACTCGTAAATTTCTTTTGTAGTAAGTATGTTGTTTTTACGTTTACCGTCACTATCAAATTCTATAACATTAGTTGTACCGTCCTTTACTTTTAAAGTCATTCTTTTACCTTTACCCGTATTTGGTGCACCAATAACCATTATATCATCGCTTATAGATACCGAACTTCCATACTGACCCTGTTTAAAAGCTTCGTGTGCCCTTTTACCTCGTTTCCCCCTATCGACTGGTCTTGTCGGATTATCACCTATATCGTTAATCGGATACAGGGTTTCACTCTTTCTCCTTTCTGGTAAAGATGAATATGAAAATGCACCGGTTTCAAATTTGGGTGATTCTAAACTATTTAATTTTTCTGAACCTGTGTAAACATCATCATAATTATAAGAAGAGTCGTTGTCTCCCCAGTCAAAGGCAATGCCTGAAAACACTAGAGTGTTAACACCCACGGTAGTCGTACTTGTATACTTTGGTTGTTTAGGATTAAATGGAAGTATTTGCCAAAAATGTCGAGCAGCACCTAAATTTGTATTAACACTTTGCCACATGGTTTGATGACTGTGTCTTACGTCAATTCTCCTATTAGTTTCTTCTATATTATCGATCACGTCATAATCATACTCGTCCGGTAAAGGAATTTTGCTATTAGAAAATGTAGTATAGTTCGTTTTATATATTTCTGTACTCGTATTATCACTTTGTAATATTTCATTAACCGTTACGTTAATACGAAACCTTGCATCAAGATAATTAAAAACAATACCCTTACCAATTTTCGAATCCGAATAAATTGTAAACATGGGTTCAGTTTTAAGAACATCGTCCCATACGAAATTGTGATAACCATTGTAACTATAAACCTTTGAGTTACCGTCAATATATGGGTAAACACCATTTGTATTAAACAAAGAGTGATTTGGTATACCAGTTTTATTTCCATTCAAAAATTTAGATTTATCTGTTTTATAGCGTATTAACCTTTTGTGTGTGTCACTAGATGTATATCTAGGGACATCATCTTTATCGGGTAAACTGAACGATTTATCACTTAGTTCCATTTTTTTAGTCGTTTCGTTATAAACCGGAACCTTTACCGGAGAATCAACTTCTGGTTGATTTCTATCGTTATATTCTTCTCGAACGTATCCATATTCAAGTTTTCCTTCATCAAGGTCATGTCTTAAATAGGCAATAAGAGGTATTACAATTTTATCATTAGGGACCTGACTAAAATTATCATTAGCATATATCTCGTATCGATATTTAGCACCCGATTTACTATAGAAATTTCTAACATTAGTTTTAATAGCTTTAGACTTAGAAATAAAATCCCAGACCTTAGGCATAGTTTCTTGCCTGGTCACTAAAATTTCATCCTTCACCTTACCGGTACCAATACCTTCGAGTCGGCGTCGACGTACAATCATGGCCATGAATTTATGGTTACCAACACTCAATATCAATTTATCAGTAACTAATTCTATATCCACAGACTCATTTGGTTGTATATTTACAGATGCTTTAATTCTATATTTTAACAAGTGTACCGGTGTTGCATTAATTATTTCATCATTTGATTTGTAGTTTGGCCACTTTAAACCTAAACCAGCAGCAGAATAATTATCATTCATATCACAAATTATCAAGGAATAATCATCGGCTTTGTCAGTATTTTGAATGGTTGTATTTAATTTAAGCTTTTTATTCAGATTATCCCACGTCCAGGTACTGGAATCCTCTTTGAATGTGGGTGATGAATCACCAGACGATTCAACAATTGCGTCTTTTGGTAATACAGAATCTGTTTTTTTTGCTTTGTAATAATCCGTCAAATACGTAATTTCGTCTTTTGTTAAAACTACATCAAAATACGCGAAAGATGAAATCATTCCATCTATACACGGTGTTATCATACTGATTTTATCTGGTATACCGGGATACAGAAGTGTAGGATGATTTTCTGTAGTAGTAAACTCGAGAATCTCTTCTTGTGTTTCAAATAACGGAGTATCGGATGAAACAGTCTTATCACTTATCAGTGTAATTTTAGTTGCATACTCGGGAAACCTTCTATACCTTTTTTTAATAATAGTCACTCCGCCAGGACCAATACTCTCTGCATCATCAAGTCTAAATTCTCTAGTTGCATCACGTCTTGGATTATTTTTTACTTCACCCCTATAAGTATCCCCTTCGTGAGTTTGTTTTTGTGTTATTATCATGATGTGCCATTCGTGTTTAGAAACAACAAGTTCCGTCATTCTCCCATCGACCATAATTTTACCCTCCTTTACACCTATTGAACCTTTTGCCCAAATACTACGATCTGTTGCCCTGTGTATTCCTGTACCTTCTTCAAATGTTCCCGGATAAATAATTTGATGGAGTTTACCGTGTATTAATGTTTGTGGCGTATCTACATCACTCGAAGTTGAAAAAACTAAAACGACAGAACGTTCTTTGCCTTCTTTTTTTTGAAAAGTTTGATTAGCAAAAAAGGTAATTGAACCCGATATACCAGCTTTAGTACCCGATTTATTATTTGAAAGTTTTAGTGTATTCTCGTTAATGAGAATTTTTGATTTCGTACCTTGATTTTTATATTCTAATTGGTTTTCTTTTGTAGCAGGTGGTATGTGTACGTAAAATGTAGGCAATTGCGCTAAACCAATAGGTAAATCTTTACCTTTAACGATATGCGAGTATTTATTTAAAAAATCAGCTCGAGTCCTCTCCTCAGTTATTTTTTCTGCAATCTTCGTTCTATACGTCTTTGGATTACACGAACCATTAAAAAAACCGTGCATGGAAGTTAAAATTCTTTTCGCCTCATTAATTGTCGTCAAATTTCGCTCCTTAGTCCAGTTTCTTTCTCTCATTAAAGCCGACACCTTACCATTTACATCAGCAATATCATAATTTCTTCCTATACCTAGTAGATCTTGTGCATCGTATATTTGATCCATGGTTATACTGTTATCAATTTTATCTATATCAAATTTTACAAACTTTACATCCTCGACAATATCTTTAGTCTCAGAAGTATTACAAACAGGTTGAAACTTTTGAGTTTGTCTTAAACCTGTACTATTATATTCACTCGGGTTTATACCAACAGTACAGTAACTTCCTTCGGTGTCATCGTCGTCTGGATTTTTACCAATTATTTCATGTTTAAATGAAGAGTAATTGAATAAAGTATTGACTTTATTTTTTGTACCTTTTTCCTCTGTATACAACTTAAAAACACCCTTTTCTGGTTTTGATACACTCGAACACGTTATAGATTTATCTTCATCAATAATACACCATTTTAATGCATCACTATCAATTTTTTGTCCCATAACAGTCTGTAACTGAAAAGCACTCGATTTACCACGGTCTTTACCCGTTGTATTTTTATAACTTAAATAAAATAGAGTCGAACAATCGAATTTTATAGCCGGTATGTAATTAGACTCAACACCAAAATAATTTTTTGTCAATCCTGCAGTTTTCAACTTATTATTTTCATCAACATAATAGATATATCTAGCATTTTTAGGCAACCATGCATTTTTACCCTGATCATTTGTACTATATGTTCTACCCTCTATCTGATACCACCCTTCTTCCGGTAAATTATCGGCTACACTTGGCCATTTTATTTCAGGTCCTTCGACCTTTGTAAGTTGAGACTTTGTTAAAGTAATTTCATCTTTATTCACGGTAAATTCCTTAAGTGCGATTTTATTATTAACGTTTTTCGCGTTATAATATAACGTTAATTTTACTTTTCCGTTCGAAATCTTATAATCGAATACTGTATCTTTTAAAAAATTTACAGATACGTCAGTATAATTCTTTAGTAAAGATGGATCCGTATACTCTTTAGTAATTGTTCGTGTACCATCACCTTCTAAACTTGGAAATTCGCCGATCAGTATCCATTTAGTAACACCATCAACCATACCGTTACGCCATGAAAAGTCTATAGAATCTATGGTATAACTTTCAGTTTTTTTGTAATGTATGTAAATCAATACAATTATTATGATACATAAAATGATAATTAGAGTATTACCATTAATCATTTTATATATGATAAGATTTAAATATAATTAATATTAGCCTGATTAATTACGATCTGCAACATTGTAATATATTCCATTATCATCCCACCCATATTTTGCTTTTTCACACACGGAGAATCTTACATGATAAGTGGGTCTAGTGTTTTTATAAAGGTCATAAAAACCAGAACCAAAATCGTTATTTTTAGGACTACTACATTTATTCAAAGCAGTTTCTGAACATTTCTTTTGAATTTGTTCGTACCCAGTATTAAAAGTTGCACGTTTTGAGGAATATCCAGGGTATCCAGGGTCCCTTATCGATCCTATTAATTTTTTTCGTGGTTTTGCATGACACTTTTCCTCTTCAAGAACAGTTTTCGATTGACCACCTCGCCAGTTACAAATTGAAGAAAAATTTGTATCAAAGTCCGGTAAATGTGTATCGGGGTTAAAATCATCACCAATGGCACGCCCTTGATGATGAAGAGCTTCTCTTACATACTTTGAATCTGAATCTGTTGATCTCAGTGCCTTCATCTTAGATTCATTAAATCCATCTTGTATAGTTTTAATTTTAGCTGACGTCGCTGAATTTGGTTTTTCTTTTACACAAAAACCCTTATTTTCTATTGCTTCACACTGTGCATCTATTAATGTTTTTAATTCTTTCATAATACTATTATTCTCACCTTTGTCGTTTGTCGTCTGTACGGGACACACTTTATCGTTTAGACTTTGGCTTGTATAACGACCATTACGTTGTTTTTTATATTTTTCATGTGTCTGCAAGTTTGGACCGGATCTTGTATATGTATGAAATTCTTTGAGTAGATGTCTGAATGGTGGACTCGAATACAAATCAGCCGTACTAAATTTACCTTCGCATCCCTCAGTTTTTCCCTTTCTATCATACTCACCTAAATGTCTACACCCACCTGACCAATCATTATTATCCTTCTTATCATATCCACTACCATCCTCTGAATATGGGTTTGGGGAATCATACTTATTTTCAATACCGGTATCTTTTCCAATTTCTGTTACATCGCATGTATTATAAGCTACTCCGAATACAATTGCATCGTCGGATATTTTCTCTTCGGTCGTACGGGAAATTAAAAGATCTTTCGCTTTATTAATTTTCGTCTTATATGCCTCCGTAGATGCATTTTCTAGTTTATCCACCGCATAATTATATACTTGAGTAATACTATAATCTTTATCATTTTCTTCCATACCTAGTAGTTCTTGTGCTTCGTGTATTTGATTCGTGTTAGCGTCTTCTATTCTATACAAACAACCATCATCCGTGTTTACTTTATATTTACGAGCATTATCTCGCCAAGAACCATCCTTTGTGTTTATTATGTGAAACTGGTCATTCCGATTAGTAACCTCATTTGCCTTATCATATTCTTGATAAAAGAACCGACTTTTATCGGATCCATTATTCCTATTCCCTACATTCAATTTATGAACTTGCATCACGGCATTATTATCACTCCTATAATATCTTCTAAATTTCCGCGCCCACTTACTGTTATTCGCACTTCTTAAATAAAACTCTCCACTTCCATCGTCAATGTTATGAACATAAAATATATCTAAACACGGTTTATCTCTATATTTTTCTTCGAAAGTCTGGTCAACAATATCACTATCTTTTAAATTCGGATCTGGATTTTCCCGATTTTTATTTTGAATTTTAAACACCTTCGATGTATCTACATACTCAAATTCATCGTATTCATTTATTATGAATTTTTTAGTACCCGTTTGAGATTTTATAGTAACATAATCGGATGATGCTTTAATCTTTGGAGTATATACGAAAAGAGTTTCCTGGATTTTTGTAAGAAGGTCTAAAGCAATACTAAACATATTTTTTTTCAAATATACCGTTTTTCTTGTGTATAGTGTTTCACCATCGTTATAATAAACTTCAACTTTCAAACCTGATTTTATACTATTTAAAGTAAATTCTTGAGGTTGAAATGTAACTTCATTAGACTGAAAAGGTTTGAAATATTCCGGGTTGTCTTCTTTTTTTATTACTTTAGTTTCAAGAGTGGTAACACCATTACCAACATTCCCCGTTAACTTAATAGTCCATTTAGTAATATCGTCTGTTGTTGTGTTTCTCCAATTGAATTTTATTTCAGGTTTCAATGTATACCCTTCTGATGTCATGCACTTTGCGAGTACCAGAACCACTACGGTAATACATAAAATGAATAATAACTTTCTATCAGTTTTAGTTATCATTTTATATACTACGAGATATTATTTAAATTGTTTTTTAGTATTTTTCTTCGATCGCGTACCCTGATTTTTTAGATCTTGATACTACTGAGAAAACCATTCCCCCGCCGATAAGTATTAAAGCTAAGAATATTCCGATACCTTGCCAATCCATTTTTTTATATAGTATAATAATATAAAAAAAATGCGGCCTGTTACTTCGGTATTACTCGAGGCACTTTTGATCGGTATCATGTTACAGGTTTTAGTTATGGGTCTTACAAAATATGTATATAAAGGGGCGGGTGTACTTATAATATCAGGCGCACTCATACATATACTTTTTGAGTATTCGCCATTTGGTAATATTAATGAAAAATGGTGTAAAATGATATTTTAATTAAAATTCGTCTATTTCCATATCAACATTCATGTTTCTTAAAAGAGTCTGCCCTTTATTGGTAAGATCTTCTAAGGTATCATTCAGTTCTTTCAACTTATCATTAACATTCTCGTTATAATCATTCAAATAGTTTTTAAAAAAGGCTCGTGCATTACCAACATCGTGGCCTGCATCTAATAAACACCCTAAAGTGTATCTGTGTAACCGAATACCAAGTTCATCTGCGCGTTCTTTTATAGCAGCTTTACGAACAGTTTCGGTTATTCTCTGACGCGGTTTTGTTTTACTAATCAGTTTCCGCGTATCTGTAATTTGTTGTTGTATTTGTTTCAATTCATTTTCCTCGTATTCTCTCTGTGCCCTTTCAAGTAGCATCAAATCATTTTGGTACGCGATGTGATCTCTTTCCCAATTTCGTGTTCTACCCAATAAAAAATCGCGGAGTTCATTTTCTTCATCTGGATGTGCTAAAAGAGCACTATCATCTTCATCTTCGTTATCAAGGTGACCCACGGGTGAATCCGCATCGGCGTCTCGTAAATTATCATCTTCATAGTATCTATACCTATTTCCCCTCTCTGTTCGTATAGGCATAAATGGAACCATACGTTCGTGGGTATTATCAGACATTACTTCTCTCAATATAAATCTTCTACTATCATCGTCGTCAGAATCAGATTCGGTTTCTTCGTAATTTGAATTCGATGGTACAATAATATCGTGAATCTGTTTTATAGAATTACACATCTCTAAATAATGACCCTCAGATACATTATCAGAGTTTAAATCAATCAAACGCATTAAATTAGTAAGATGTTCCATTTTGATATTTTAAAATAAAAAATAAAAAAATCAACTTAGGTTTGCTACGTCTAGATTTATTTCGTAAAAAGAGTTTATAATATCCTGGTTTATACGCATAAAAGAACATATAGTTTGCATTTCATTTTCAATTGAATCGAGATTACGTATAAATGTTTCTCTTTGCCCTTGTCTAAATTCGTTTGTAAAACGTAAATATTCTTTAAAAAAATCATCTGAATTACTCGCGTATCCAAGTTCCTGTAATTCTTCCAAAGTTTCACATATGGGTAACTCTAGAGCGTAACAATAAGCATCAAGTGCTTCTTTCTTAACACTTTTAGTTAAACGATACCTTTTTTTACACGTTTTCAATCCATTTTTTATTACTTTTCTCTCACGAACAAGGGCCATACAACGACCAATTATAGTATCTAAAGGGTTTTCTCTTAATCGAGGCGGTAAAATACGAATACGTCTGTTATTTCTAGAAATATCACGAAGTGTATTACAAATTTCTAAATAATCACCTTCAGGTATTTCATCCGAATGATTATCAACTAAACTCATGATTTTTTGGAGGGTAGATGTACTAGTAGTCATGGTATATATTAAAAGGTGTTATTTTTTATATGGAATTCATCTAAGTACGACTTATAAAATTCAGTCTCATTCGACACGCACGGGTCGATACGTAAAAGTTTTTTGTAGGTATACACGTTCTTGATACCCAACTCTTTACATCGAGATGCAATAGCATAGTTTCGAATCGTTTGGGTCACATTCCTTCGTTTCGTGACACCCACGCGTTTTGACGTTTTCTTAGGGGTTTCGCAATTCTTTTGTTGCGCCTTGAAAAGATCAAATTCGTCTTTAAGAAAAAGAAACTGTTCTTTCCAATGATCTCTTTCTTTATACGTTTGAACTAGGTGCTTGTTCAGTGCGTAAAGTTCTGGGTACTTTTCTCGTGTTGTCCCCATATTTCAAAAGTACTAAAGCTTCAATTACTTCGCCTATATCTTTGTGCTTCAAGCAAAATCCGTTCTTACCAGCTCTACAATAACAGTTCTGGTAGGGACAGTTTGGTCGCATTTATTTTTTAATTTTTATGTATATTTTTTAAACTTAGGTTTCCGATTCACTTACAATTTCACCTTCTTCGATCTCTGTATCCGATTCAGAAAGCATTTCGCTTTCGTCATCGCTTTCATGATCACTTTCGGTTCGTACATCGTCGATATTATCGGGAAGAATGTCATAAAGATTATCCCAGTTTACGTGGCTCTTAATTTCATAATCATCAATAAAATCATCCATAGAAATTTTATCGGAAATACCCCAATCTTCTTGAAATAACCATCTCCAATAACCGATATCTTTGTATTCAATTTTAGAAGGGAAAAGTTCAATTGTATAATTTTCACCTTCTCTATATTTATTTCTATAAAGACTTTCAATAGTTTCTTCCACGTAAATATCGTACATGTGTTCTAAAACACCTACCGGTGACTCACAAACATTCATTTTTGGTTCAAAACAAAACGTAATGAAATGAGCTTGTCCATAAGTCGTTTCAATTTTTTTCTTAGAAACTCCCATGTAAGCGATATAATTTTTGTTACTATCCGGAATAAGGTGTTCGGGGTATCCGAATTCTGCGCGTAAGGCATAAACATCGCAGCTTTTATTATTCAAATTACTACATAAATCATTAAGGTGAGAAAGTCTAACGAGCGAAGTACAGTTTTTTAAAAGTTCGTGTGTAAGGTTATTAGTCATTTTATATCATTAAAAGGTCTATATTTTTTAAGTATGATTAAACTTCCATCTTTCTTCGTGGTAACGTTTCCAAAAGGCATTCCCAATCTACATTTTCAGGTATTTTGTTTTTTATGTAAAACTTTTCACCGGATTCAATATCTTCAAAATACCTTTTCATATATTTAGTCCACATACGTCTTTCCGATCTGATAACATAAGGTACAATTATCATTTCCTTATAATCTACAACTGTTTCCACTTTGGGAGATAATTTATCCACGAGCATATTTAGAAAAGGTAACGTAATTTCTTCACATCCCTTATTTTCGTGATAAAATTGAACCATTCGAATATCTTTTCTATCACCCACTTTACTCAAACAAATATAACCGAGATACTTATTATCACCAAGTTCAGCCGGAAAATCATCTTTGGGTTTAAGTGCAAAAACCTCAACATCAATAGGCTCTATAAAACCCAAAGCACTAGACATGACATCATTCATATCTTTGAGCTCAACAATATCAGTATGCTTTTTTAACAAATTAAAAAATAAGGACATTTTTATTTTTTGATTTTTATATTTCATCAAGTTCACTTAGGTCTTCATCATTCATTAATAATTCTTCAGCAACTATCTGATAAAAAGCCATTTTATATGCTAAGAATCCAAAAAGTGTTGCGCCCATATTAAAATCAAAAGGTAAGTTCATGGAATTCCACATGGATTCTCCTAAAGCAAGAAATGTAGGTACCAAGAGTCTTTTATTCAAACCCTGTATTTTTTCAATATTATCGACATACGTTGAAAGTGAATCTACATAAATATACGATGCTACTGTACCAATACTCGCAGATATACCGTCGACGGGTGTATGAAAAATAAAATGATACGTCGAAACCGCCGCACCATAACGTAGGGTTGTTTTTTTGATTTTACTTTTTATTTGTTCATATTCTGCTATACCTTCTTTTCTTCTAGTAGGACACGAAACTCTAAGTGTTTTTTTATAAGGATTTATTATACTTAACATTTCTTATATTACATTAAACTCTATTCATTAAGTATCTATATTTATTATGATATATCGATATTGATATTTTCGTCGCCGAAATATTTCTTTTTGAAATGACGTTCTTTTGCAAGAAATTCTTCACATCTTACGATCGAATCGTTTATACGATTTTGAATATTAATTAATTCGTACTCGTATAAAATCTCATCTTTTTCTCTCGAAAAATTTCTCCATTTATCACCGAACATGGTTGTGTACTTTAGATTAAGTCTTTCGTATTCCAACTCGTTCAACATTAACCTGTATAAAACAAGGGAATACGAGTCATATTCATCGCGTTTAAAATCACGATGACTAAACTCTTCATAAGCCAATGTTTTCATACGATTATACAGTTGGTTCTCCCCATTTATTCCTCCATTTTCTAACCAACGTTTCGAGTCTTTCTTCTGCGAATCGTGTATTTCTTGGTTGTTTCCTCGGGGCTCCCGGGCACACGAGATTTTCGTATTCATATTTTTGAGATTTTTCCCATATGATCCTTTGAACGTCTTCACAGAGTCCGTTTGTCGCTTGGCAAAAGGAAAGTTTGTAGTCGTAAGTGTGTAAGTGCATGTATTCCATATCATTTATAGTTTAAAATTGTTAATTCTTTATTTATATTTAAAAAACTTAGGTCTATAATCTCTAAATGTTTTGTCATGTTTTGGATATTCTATAATAACAGTCTCACCTTCATCATTTTTTGATATAATCATACCCTTCGAAAAATCAGGTGTTAACATGATATCCGCATACACAGTTTCAGGTTCTTTATTCTCACTGGGATGAATTGATGTATGAGATTCTGTAGATTTTAGTGATTTTGTTTTCACACCCAAAAACCGTGACACGCTCGAGTAAAACGCATACATATTGTTTATTATTTATGCTTATTTTTTTATATTGTAAATACAAGATGGTTTCACTCCAGGAGTTACCCAAAAAAGTACAGTACATAATAATTGATTCAAAATATGTAAATGGTTCAAACAATACATTTTCGATCGATTTAACACTCGAATCAAATTTACATTTAGAAGAAATGTCACAGGTATGCGGTCTAAAACCAGTTGATTTTTATATCACGCAAATTGGTCAGGATAACCCCAACAGTGATACGTATGTGAGTAGTGTTGCAAAATACGTCGATATCGTATGTGAAGATATACCAAAAAGAGCACAAATACTCGATGAAAGACACGGGCAAATTTTAGCACGTGTACCATTAGAAAGACATTATAATCATGGTGCGCATACAATCATAAGGGATAAACAATGGAAAGGGTTCCAAAGACAAACAAATTTATTTAATCCCATATCTATACAAAAACTAAATTTTAAATTATACGAGTATCAGGAAGATACAGATTACGTTACTTTACAACCCGATGCAGAATGGTACCTAGTCCTTGAAGTAACAACTATAGATGTAAAAGAGAAACCGGTAAATAGAGAAGTTCAAATTCTAGAGGCGTTACATAAACTTATCGGGAAGATAGATGAACTCAACATAAATGTTGAGAAACTTCCAGATAAGAATGATATAGAGAAAATGGAAAAGGAAAAAAGAAAAAAGATTCCGCTAATATACCTTTTTATATTTTTAATGTTTATTGGTGGTGGTTATTATTTACTAAATCGTAAAGTTTCGCAACCGGTACCTATGCAGATGCAGCCGACTTTTTAGTTGACGCTTTCTTTGGTGTAGCGGCTTTCTTAGCTGGAGTTTTCTTTGGTGTAGCCGCTTTCTTAGCTGGTGCTGGAGCTGGAGCTGGTGCTGGTGCTTTCTTAACTGGAGCTGGTGCTGGTGCTGGTGCTGGAGCTGGTACTGGTACTGGGGCTGGAGCTGGAGCTGGAGCTGGCGCCTTAATAATATCGGCAATTTGTTTAATTATACCGTATATTTCAGTTTTGTGAATTTTTGGTCTTTGAAGAGCATGTTCAATTTGTTCTCTGACAGAGTCCATCGCGTAATATATATAAAAGAAATATTATCTTTATACTAAATGTTATTCATAGGTCCAACTCTCCTGAGCGGAATAGGTCAACATTGTAAAAAATACATGGACATTTTTCCACCGGTTGGTTATACTAAATACATTGAAATACACGAAGAAATACCAGAGTCTGATAGTGCATTTATATTCGCACTCCCTGTAAAGTATTGGTTAGATAGAATACCCGAAATTAAAAGGAAGATAAAACATGTTACGTGTATGACAGTGTGTGAAACAGAGACTGTACATAAAGATTATGGTAAACTTTTTGATTTATTTGATAAAATTGCAGTACCAAGTGAATACTGTAAAAAGATTTTCAAAAGGCAGTTTCCTGATAAACATTTTTTTGTAATACACGCACATATCCCCGATAAAAGACCGTATACATTTTATCACATAGGTAATGTACACGATCCCCGAAAAAACTTTAACAAAATATTAGAATGTTTTGTACGATTAAATAAACCCGATACACGATTGATTGTTAAAGCAACGTGTAAATACCCAGTAAACATAAACATACCAAATGTAACAGTTATAAATAACCTTATATCAGACGAAGCTATGGAAGATATACACAGTAAATCAGATTGTTACATAAGCTTTTCTTCATCAGAAGGTGTTGGTATGGGCGCAGTAGAAGCTGCAATACGAGATAAACCCGTTATAATAACAGATTATGGGGGTGCAAAAGAGTATATAAACACACCGTATACAATTGAATGTGATTTACAAAAAATACCGAGGGATGATTTTTTATACGAAGCAGGTATGCAATGGGGAAAGCCCAATGTAGACCAGCTCATGGAATTTATGAATGATGCATATAATAAAAAATTAAGATACATGGATCATTCCAAAACTCGAAATCTTACGTGTAAAGAAAATATTTTACAAGAATTCGTCGTTAATGTAATTCGTGATAAAAACGATAAGTCCGGTCAAAATAGCTCCGGAAGTAAGTGACCCCTTTTGAGCGATTAACATGGCAACAATTTCATCAACGAATCCAATATTTGTTGGTTTTTTAAAAAGTTCGGGAATAATTTGAGATATAGCGAGGTAAAGCGCCATAGATATTATAACGGGTCTGAGTGTTTCCTGATCTAACATTTCTATTATAACAATATATTTATTTTTTAAAAATATTATAATGTTTTTTACAATATATTCCACACGTTGATTTAAAAGAACACTTTTTACCACTTATGGTTATAGCCTGGCATGTATTATCTTTGTGTCTATTTTCTACATGTTTATCTGGAACAGTATCTAAAAAAATTATTTTACTTCTCTCTCTTTTATCATCGTACTTTTTGCGAGATTCTCTGAGCTTATGAATACTTCTCGCAAATAGTTCACATTTATCCTTTTGGTTTTTATATAAACCCCTAGCAATATCTAAATCTTTTTTGTCATACAACGTGTTCATTCTGACTTTGGTTTTGATTCCTAATATGTTTTATATATTTGACGACTGAGGTTATAAAAATACATGTAATTATACCATTACATATAACATAATACCAAATATATTCATAAAACCCTAAAAATGTTGTTAATAACATGGCAATCATAACATAAATAGTATATAAGAAAATACCATGTATACTGTTATTTTGTATACTATGTAATGGTAATACACACGCCAAACAATTAATTATAGTTAATAGATTATCATACAAAATTGTATAATGTATACTTGCTAAAACTAAAAATATATTTAACCAAGCTATCATTGGTGAATTAAATAATTCATACTCGGGTTCTCGATGTTGAATTTGTCGAGTTTCATTGGTAGGTACCACTTCTAACGCGGTCGGTCTTTCTTCTTCATGATTTATTCCTATAATGGGAGTTCCATCAGGTTGTCTAATTTCATTATAGTACATAAAAGAATAAATCGTGTTTCTTTTATGTATATTAATATTAGATGTAAAGGTAGATGTTATCTATGTAATAACCCACTTAATCCCTATGTAAAAAGTAATAATTGGCAGGTAAGAAATTTAGTTAGACAATATAGGAAAAACGTATCACCATTATATTGTTACAATAACGCAACTTTCTATAAAATTTATAAATTAAAAGCTCAAAGACTTTGTTATAGTTGTTTTAAACTCGAACGACAAAAAATTACACCCGAACAACTTCGTAAACGAGAATGCGGACAATATAATTATTTTAATAAAATACCTTCTTTATCCGATAAAGATATTATCGTATGGTTCCAAAAACTATGTAAACACATCGATAAAAAAAATAAAGAATACATTTAAAAAATATATAAGTAAGTAATAGTATGTGTGACTCAGTATCAGGTCCAAACACAGGGGCAGCAATCTCTTTAAATGCTATAGGAAAACAAGATACTTACCTTATAGAAAATGATACAGAAAAGTCATTCTTTAAATACAAATTAAAACAACATTCAGATTTTAGAAAGTTTCATAAAAGCACTAAAGTTATAAAACCGGGCGATGCTTCACCGTCTTGGCCTTTTAACAGGGTGGTCAAAGTGACCCTAAACCCAAGAAATATGGGTGATCTTCTATCTAACATGTATATATCATTAACTTTACCTGCACTAACACAGACTACCCCGCAACACTATAACTATGCAGATCAGGTCGGAAGACATTTATTTAAATCCATAACAATGCGAGTCGATGAAATGATAGTTGAAAAGTTTCACGCAGATTGGGGTATTATTTACGATGAATTATATCTCGATGAATCTGAAAAGAGAACCAAAAGATATACCGTAAATAGAAATGTTGCTGAAGATACGTCTATAGGAAATATTTCTTTATCGACAAAAACATCTAAACTTTTTATACCTATACCATTTTTCTTTTCACGAAAATACGAAAGTGATGAGTACGAAACAAATAAACCCAATAGACCTTATTTCCCCTTGTGCGCTATACATAAACAAAAAATCGAATTCGAAATTGAGTTTAACCCACAATCATTTTTCACGGATGATCCAAATATTATATCGTTAGACTCTTTCGATATAGTCACCGAAGAAATAACCATAGATAAAAGTGAGAAGGTTTACATGAAAAATAATAAATACAATTTTATAACGGATGTTGTTAAGAAACATCCAATATTAGAAATAAACCCGGGCGAAGTTGATAAAAAAATTGAAATTGTTGCAAATACACCTGTAAAAACACTAAACTGGTTTATCAGAAAAGAAAAGTTTGAAGATGAAACTATAGCTCGAGAATCGACTCAAGATAATACAACTACAGATGGTTTATATACTTTTCATAATAGGTTTAATATGTCCACACAGGATACGTACAGTATATTAAATGAATTCTATTACCCACCCATGCATTCCGCTAAAATACACGTTAACGGTGAAAATGTACCCAATATTCAAGATAGCGACCATAAATATTTTAAATATGTTGTTCCCTTTACGAGTCGTTTATCTAGACCATTTAAAAATATATACACATATGCATTCTCGATGAATCCGATTAATGTGGAGCCATCGGGAAGTCTTGATTTTACACAATTGCGTTCAAATAGAACTACGTTAGATGTAAAAATGGTACCTAATCTTACAGAAACATATAACCTTCACATGTATTATGTTGGTTATCAAACATTTACTTTTGAAAATGGTTTCATGACACTTGCTTATTAAACAATTGTTTTTTATGTTCTTTTATATAATCAATAATCTTATTTTTTATACACCATCTAATAAAATTTAACTGTGCAACAGTTGTACTAATTTTATTATTTGTACCCGGTACAGTATAATCTATTTTAGCTGATCGACAAAATGGATCAAATAATTTTTTACTATACCCATCTAAACTAGATTTATAAGAACAATGAACACTAAAAATTTTACCATCACCCGTTTTATAAGATAAATTGTTTTTCTTAGAATAGTTTGTTATAAACCATTCGAGATTACGTAAAGATATACCACCAGATTTATTTAATATTTGGTTAAGAATATCTCTATTATTTTCCTGTTCATAAAAAGTGTCTATAGAATGTAATAATATAGTCGATTTATTCATATTCTATAAACATGTACCTAAAACTTTAAACTATTTTTATAAAAAATCAAAGGGATTATCTTCCATCTTGTTCATTGATTTATCTTCAATGTAAGTTTTAAGATTAGTTAATACGATCTTACTTGTATCTTGACCGTTAACGAGTGATGTATTTTGATTTTTATGATTACTACAATAATCACCACATCCCTCCTGTTTAGGAGCCATACAATAGCAACCGGGTGTATAAATACCTTTTTTAGTATTCCCACCTTTTATACCTCGACATATAGGATCGTGATCTAAAAAATCTCGTATAGTATTGAAAGGTATTTTAGTCGCTATTGACCATGATTCT